GCGTGTATCGCTCGTTCAATGTCGAGATATATTCCGAGGCGGACACGGCTCGCTTCATCGACATGCCGGGGCTGTGCCAACGCAAGAACGAGATCGCAAAGAGGTGCGAGGACCGGCGTTTTGACCACACACTGATGGAAGACCCTGTCGTCCTGATCGAGGATGGCGGGCTGCGCGAGTGTATGTGCATTTCCGTCGACAACGACCACTCCCTGACGTGGTCGGACATCGCCGTTCACAACACCATGAAATCGCTCCTCATTGGCGTGTTCTGGCCCGCGTGGGAGTGGGGCCCCCGCAACATGCCGCACCTGCGCTATGTGTGCGCCTCCCACTCTCAGGATCTAGCGGTGCGCGACGGGCTCCGCATGCGGCGGCTGGTCCAGTCCGAGTGGTATCAGAAGCACTGGGGCGACCGGGTGAAGCTGACCGGCGACCAGAACCAGAAGACCAAGTTTGAAAACATGGCCACGGGGTTCCGTCAGGCCGCTGCCGCCGGATCGATCACGGGATCTCGAGGCGACCGGGTGATCATCGATGACCCGCTGTCGGTGGATGACGCCGCGTCGGAGGCCGTGCGCAATAGCACCAACACGTGGTTTCTGGAGGCCGTCCCGACCCGCCTGAACAACCCCAAGTCATCCGCCATCGTTGTGGTGATGCAGCGCCTGCACGAGGAGGACGTGTCGGGCGTGATCCTCGAGAAGGATCTGGGATACGATCACATCATGCTGCCCATGCGCTACGACCAAAGCCGCGCCATGCCGACGGTGCTGGGCTATGCGGACCCTCGGGAGATAGACGGGGAGCTTTTGTTCCCGCAGCGGTTCCCTGTCGAGGTGGTGGATCGCGACGAGAAGGCGATGGGTCCATACGCGACCGCCGGGCAGTTCCAGCAGACGCCAGAGCCTCGAGGCGGCGGCATCATCAAGCGGGAGTGGTGGCAGCTGTGGGGTCACGACGTGTACCCGGCTATGGACTACGTCTTGGCCAGCCTCGACACCGCCTACACCGAGAAGACCGAGAACGACATGTCGGCCCTGACCGTGTGGGGGATATTCTCCTCTGACACGGTGGCCACCCCGACCAAGGTGGTCTCACGCAACGGTACGCTGTACGAGATGGCGATCAACGAGGGGCGCTCCTACGCGGAGCAACACGCGAAGCTGGTCATGATCTCCTCATGGGCTGACCGGCTCCCCCTGCACGAATTGGTCAACAAGGTTGCCCTAACGTGTAAGCGCATGCGGGTGGACCTGCTGCTGGTTGAGGGCAAGGCATCTGGCATTTCTGTGGCTCAGGAGCTTCGGCGCCTCTACGGGGGCGAGGATTTCGGGGTGCAGCTGATCAACCCCGGGGCTCAGGACAAGATGGCTCGACTGTATTCAGTCCAGCACCTGTTCGCGGAGGGCATGATCTACGCCCCCGACAGGGCGTGGGCCGATCAGGTGATCACCCAGTGCGCGCAGTTTCCCCGTGCTAAGCACGACGACCTCGTGGATACCGTGTCTCAGGCGCTGCGCCACATGCGGACCAATGGCCTGTTGACCCGATCCGCTGAGCATTTGCAGCAGATCGAGGAAAGCTCCCGCGCAAAGCCAGCGATTAAGCCCCTTTACGATGTGTGACGGGCTGGGTATGGAATGTGGGTTGTTTGATCTCCTCCTTTGAAGCACTCGGCGCGCCCTAACCGGTGCGCCTTTTTTCTTTCGGCGCTGCGTGCTATCGTTGCCCAAATTTCAGTCGGGAATGCAAACATGGCCTTGACCCCCGGTCTCTCCCCCTCTCTTCGCCTCGTTGACCCTGAGAGGGACGAAACCACCACCCATGTTGGCGATGCCGAGATCGTCGTCGAGGACGCCGATGAGGGGGCCGACACGCCGGATTACGACGAAAAGGGCAACATCCTGAGCATCGAGCACCCGGACGGCTCGATCACGGTGTCACTGGACGGTCGACCGGTCGAGGACGCGGCCAACGACGACAACCCCGAAGGCTGGTTCGATAATCTGGTCGACAAAATCGATGCCATGGAGCTTAGCCGCATTTCTGAGGATCTGCTGCGGGGCGTCGAAGAGGACATCACCAGTCGCACGTCGTGGATCCAAGAGCGCGCCAGCGGGCTGAAGCTGCTCGGCTTGCAGATTGAGCTTCCGGGTACTCAGGGGACCGCTGAGGGCGCCCCTGTGGAGGGCATGAGCCGTGTGCGGCACCCCTTGCTGCTGGAGGCCGTGCTGCGCTTTCAGGCCAATGCCCGGTCAGAACTGCTGCCGACCGACGGCCCGGTGAAGATCCGCGAGGACAACAATAACGCAGACCTCCATTCCGATCAGCTTGCCAACGCGCTCGAGCTTGATCTGAACCACTACCTGACCTCGACGGCGACGGAGTACTATCCGGACACCGACCGCATGCTGTTCATGCTTGGCTTCGGTGGATCCGCGTTCAAGAAGATCTATTTCTGCCCGCTGCGCGGTCGACCGGTGTCCGAGAGCGTGGACGCCGATGACCTGATCGTCAACAATTCGGCTACTGACCTTGGGAACGCCAAGCGCGTCACCCACCGGATCATGATGCGGGCGAGCACCGTGCGCCGGATGCAGATCCTCGGCGTGTACAAGGACGAAGATCTGTCGACGCCCAATGAGCAGAAGCAGGACAGCGTCCGCGATCAGAAGAAGGCCATTCAGGGCGTCATGCCCAACTCCATTCGCCCGGATGATCGAGATCGCGAGATCTACGAGATCTACGGCGAGTTGGATATCCGTGGGTTCGAGCACAAGCGTAAGGGAAAGGTTACGGGTCTCGAGATCCCGTACATCATCACCGTCGACGTGTCGTCCCGCAAGGTGCTGTCCGTCGTCCGGAACTACGACGAAGAAACCAAGGAACTGCCAAGATCCCGGCAGAACTTCGTGGCTTACCAGTTTGTGCCCGGGCTGGGCTTCTACGGCATCGGGCTGCTGCACATCCTCGGCAACACCACCAACGCTGTGACCGCCGCGTGGCGTGAGATGTTGGACGCTGGCATGTTCGCCAGCTTCCCCGGCTTCCTGATGGCCGACACGGGCGCCCGCCAGAACACCAACATTTTTAGGGTTCCCCCCGGGGGTGGTGCGCTGGTGAAGACGGGCGGCATGCCCATTGGCCAAGCCATCATGCCCCTGCCGTACAAGGAGCCGTCTCAGGCCCTGATGGCTCTGGTCGAGAACATGGCCCAGACGGGCATGCGGATCGGCGGCACATCCGAGATGCAGGTCGGCGAGGGCCGCGCCGATGCGCCGGTCGGCACCACGCTGGCCATGATCGAACAGTCCACCAAGGTGCTAAATTCGGTCCATAAGCGCATGCATGCGGCGCAGGCGCAGGAGTTCACCCTGCTGGCGCGGTGCTTCAAGGAGCACCCGGAGAGCTTCTGGCAGACCAACAATCGCCCGGCATACCCGTGGGACGAGCAGACGTTCCTCATGGCGCTGGAATACGTCGACGGGCTGATGGTTCCGCAGGCGGATCCCAACACCGCCAGCCACGCGCAGCGTGTCATGAAGATCATGGCGCTGAAGCAGCTGCAGGCGGCGAACCCGACCATGTATGACCCCATCGCGGTCGACAGGGCGGCACTGCAGGCGATTGGCTGGAACAATCCAGAGCAGTTCATGGCTCCCCAGTCGGCTCAGGGCAAGCCCCCGCCGGAAATGCAGCAGGCCATGGCCAAGGCTCAGGTCGAGAAGCAGGACGCCGACACCAAGTCGTTCGCGGCCAAGTCCAAAGCCCAGACGGACATGATCCGGGCTCAGGCGGACATGGCAAAGGCTCAGCAGCAGCCCCAGCAGGGTGCTGGTCTGGCGCCGCAGGATCCGTTCAAGGAGAAGCAGCTTGCCCTGAAGGAGCAGCAGATGCAGTTCCAGCAGGCCCGTGCTGCGGCTGACGATCAGAACCGTGACTTGGACAGGCAGGCTGACATAACCATGGAGAAGATGCGGCTCGAGGGGGATGCCATCAAGGCGTCGTCCGAGCACGCCCACAAGCGCGGGCTGGCAGGCGACAAGATCTTGGCCGAGCATATCCGCCATGCCCACGAGCTATCTGCCCGCACCTCTGGCGAAGGCACTGAGATAT